AGGCAGTACACGTACAATACAAGCTCTATAAAATTTGTACTTGTACTGTTACATCATTTCTGATATAATAATTGTTCTGGAGTGATAATGTGACTCTGTTTTTTGACCTAGAAAGATTAGAGCGTGAAACAGTCAACTCTCTAGATAAGTTCGTAGTCTACTTAAAACTACATTATGAAAAGCGATTATTCAAGTCCTTTAAATTAAATGGCTTAAGCTTTTTACTAAACCCCGAACCGCTATTTAGGAAAGACAATAAAGTGGATATACTGTATAAGATACAGTATATAAAATTAGCGGCCAGGCGTGATTATGGTTTATATAAACTATACGGACAGAAAACTTTAGATTTATCTTATTTTCCCGATATAAATATATCAGCTATACGCACAAATCCACTACTATCAATCAAGAACAACCAAATATTCTTCCTCTATGAGGAAGCCAGCACGAAAAAAGGAAATTAAATGGCTATTAGCTTTTCAGACACTAAGGGTACCGCTATTAAGGGCGCAGAAGCCTATAAGTACAAGGACGACGAAAACGTTGTTCGTATCGTAGGTGGAGTTCTTCCACGTTATGTATACTGGCTAAAGGGTACTAACGGTAAGGACATTCCAGCAGAATGCTTAGCATTTAATCGCGACAAGGAAAAGTTCGATAATAAGGAAGTTGACTGGGTTCCTAAGTATAATCCTACCGTTAAGTGTGGTTGGGCTTACGCAGTTAACTGTATCGATCCTGCCGACGGTAAGGTTAAGGTACTAAATCTAAAGAAGAAGCTATTCCAGCAAATTATGGATGCAGCTGGCGACGGTCTTGGCGATCCTACTGATCCCGATACCGGATGGGATTTAGTCTTCAAGAAGAAGAAGACTGGTCCTCTAGCTTTCAACGTAGAATATACGCTTTCTGTTCTAAAGCTAAAGAAGCGTCCTCTTACCGAGGAAGAACGTACAGCAGTAGCCGCGGCCGATACTATCGACGTAAAGATTCCACGTCCCACGGCCGATGAAATCAAGGCGCTGTTAGAAAAGATCAAGAACGGTGAAGAAGAAGAAGCCGCACCTGAAGGATCAGCTGCCGGAGAAGCCATCAACGAACTAAACCAGTAACCCTCAAAGCCCCCACAGGGTTATACTTGTGGGGGCTTTTTCAACTGAAAGTGCAGATGAAAGTATTATTTACAGCTGACCTGCACATTAAGCTGGGTCAGAAAAACGTACCAATAGATTGGGCTAAGAAACGTTACGATAGTTTATTTAAACAGATTTGTAATCTTGTTGCTAAAGAAGAAGTAGATCTATTAGTATTAGGTGGTGATATATTTGATAGAGTACCAACATTAGAAGAACTAGAATTGTACTTTGATTTTATGTTCCGTATTAGGGGCGAAACAATAATCTATAGTGGCAATCATGAAGCAACTAAGCGCAATGAAACATTTTTAAGTAGTCTAAAAGATATTACTTACCAAATTTCCTGTGCAGGAATGAGCAGTACTAGAATACATATCATAGACGATTTTAAGTCTATGTACGGTATTGACTTTATCCCCTATAATAAATTAAAAGAGTTTGAAAAACATGGGTATACTCCTACTAGTAGCATTCTTTGCACTCATTGTCGCGGTGAAATTCCTCCCCACGTAAAACCAGAAATCAATCTAGGGCTATTTAAACCATGGAAGCTAGTTCTAGCAGGAGACTTACATAGTTACGAAAATTCGCAGGGTAACATCCTATACCCCGGCTCACCTATCACCACTAGCTTTCATAGAAGTAGAGTTGATACTGGTGTTATTATCCTTGATACTGATACACTGGTACACAGGTGGATTCAATTGGATCTCCCTCAGCTAATTAGAAAGACTATTAAAGCCGGAGAAGATATGATTCCAGGCGACATAGATCACGTGATCTATGAAGTAGAGGGTGACTTAGCCGAACTGGCTGGCATAGATAATAATGATCTCATAGATAAAAAAGTAATTAATAGAGAAAGCGATAGCGCTCTTATATTAGACCCTACTATGACTATATTGGAAGAAGTAGAAGAATACTTGCGCTATATTCAAAATCTTAAAGAAGAACAAGTAGCAAGTGCACTAAAGGAGTTACAGAACTATGTCTAATAATGCCACTATGTGGAGTCAGTCAAACTGTCCATATTGCGTCATGGCTAGTAAACTACTGTGGGATCACGGATATACAGTAGTTGAGCACAAAATCGGAGTAAATGCTACTAAGGAAGAGTTTCAAGAGATCCATCCAGGAATTCGTTCTGTACCTCAAATATGGTTAAATGGTGAATTAGTACCAGGTGGATATGTAGGTTTAAAGGCCATGCTAGATGATTAAATTCGGATTACTAGAATGGTCTCATGCTTTCTCTTATGGTGCAAATAACAGTATTGATCTATCTAAGGAGCCTCTCTTACAGTTAGTAGGTAAGAACGGTCATGGTAAAAGTAGCATAGCCTTAATATTAGAAGAAGTTCTATATAATAAAAACTCTAAGGGCACAAAGAAAGCTAAGGTGCTAAATCGTTATTCAGGAAGTAAGAATTATACTATTACTCTTACTTTTCAGAAAGATAACGATGTATATAGAATTAAAACGGTAAGAGGAATTACACAGAGCGTAGAACTTACTAAAAATGGAAAAGATATTTCTTCTCACACGTCTACGTCTACATACAAGCAAATAGAAGAAATTATTGGATATGACCATAAGACTTTCTGTCAAATTGTGTATCAAAGCAGTGCTTTTAGTTTAGAGTTTTTAAAAGCTACAGATACTACTAGAAAGAAGTTTTTGATTGAGTTGTTGAAGCTTAACAGATATACTGAAATATCCGAACTTATTAAAGCAGATATTAAATCTGTGGACAATGATTCCAAACTACTCAGTATGAAAATCGATTCCATAGATAGTTGGCTAGCTAAGTACTCTAATACTGATTTAATAATCAGAGAATTAGTACATGTACCTGAGCAACCAACTGTAGCAACTCAACAGTTGGCGGCGCTAGAAGAGAAGCTACGTACTTTAGCGGACACTAATAGAAAGATTAGAGCTAATAACAAATATATTGAGCTGCGTAATAGTATCGACTTACAAATTTTACCCGCGCCAACCACAGACATTGTAAAGTTAAAAGTTACGGAAGCAGAGTACGCAGCCAAGATAAAAACTTTGAAAGCCGTGATTAATAATACTGGTCCTATAGTTACTAAGTGCCCTTCATGTGGCCAAGCTGTGGATAATAGCCATAAAGCCGTAATGTTGGAAGAAGCAAAGCAGGAGTTACCCGCTTTAGAAGTTCTGAAAAGAAATGCTAGTTCCCTTATACTGTTAGCTGAAGCGGACCTAAAAAAATATAATACTGCCGTTTTTAATACTTCCGAGTGGGAAAAGTATTCTGCCCTAATAGATAAAAGTTTACCTACTGAACTAATTGAACAGACAGTAGTAGAAGCAGAAATTACCAAAGTAGAACAAGTAATTGCTACTGCCGCAAAGGCAATATCTACGGCTAATAGTCAAAACGTAGCGATCGAAGCTCATAATGCTAAAGTTAAAGTAGTATTAGAGCAGATGGGCTCTATGATGGAAGATAAGAGATTTTTATCTGGGCAGTTCGAACTAGTACAGGCTAGGCTAGGTACACTACAGATTTTAGCTAAAACATTCAGTACTACAGGATTCATTGCATATAAGATCGAATCACTAGTCAAAGACCTAGAAGAACTTACTAATAAGTATTTAACTGATATGAGTGACGGTAGATTCCAGATTCAATTCAGCGTTAGCTCATCAGACAAGCTAGATGTATTAGTTACAGATAATGGAGAGGATGTAGATATCTCTGACCTTAGTAACGGTGAGTTAGCTAGAGTTAATATTTCCACATTACTAGCTATTCGTAGTTTAATGCAATCGCTGTCTAACGTGCGCTCCAATTTATTGATTTTAGATGAAACAATAGAGAACTTAGACGCCTTCGGTAAAGATAAGTTAGTAGAAGTTCTACTCAAAGAAGAAGCACTAAATACTGTGTTAATTAGCCACTCATTTACACACCCCTTAATTACTAAGGTAGAGATAGTAAAAGAGAAGCGCATATCAAGGATACTAGAATAATGGTTGATTCAAGAGTTAAAGGTGCAACTGGGGAGACGAAAGTAAGGGATACGCTTCGTAGCTATACTAAACTACAGTGGGAAAGGGTCCCGGGCTCTGGGGCTCTTGATCCTAAACATGGCTTAAAAGGCGATCTGTACGTACCAGGAAAGACAAATAGGTACTGTATAGAAGTAAAGAATTATAAAGACGATCATCTAACTTCTAAAGTACTTACTTCTAAGAACCCTCAGTTAATCGAATGGTGGGAACAAACACTTAGAGAATCTGCACAAATATCAAAGATTCCTATGTTAATCTTCAAGTTTGATAGAAGTAAGTTATTCGTAGCTTACGAAGACTTCCCTCCAGAAGACATATGTTATATGTCGATACATACTGACAAACATGACTTTTATGTAAGTATGCTAGAAGACTTACTAATACTACACCCACCAAGGTTCATAGAATAATGGTTACAAGTTTTAAACAAATGGCGACGTTAGACCCTAATACTATTATGATAGTAGACAGTTTTAACTTAGCCTTCCGCTACTGGCATAAAAGGCAATTTGACTTTTTAGATGATTACGTACGTACAGTAGAAAGTCTTCGCAAATCTTATAAGTCTGGCAAAGTTATTATAGCCTGCGATCAGGGTAGCAGTTCATATCGTAAAGCGATATTTCCTGATTATAAAAGCGACAGAAAACTAAAACAAGAGCAGCAAACCGATCAGGAAGCAGAAGAATTTAGTGAATTTTTTACTGGATTCATGAAAGTAATAGATACATATACTGAAGTAGGTGACTATCCAGTATTAAGATTTGAAAAGTGCGAAGCTGATGATATTGCTGCGTATATTGTAGGTAAATATCATAAGACTTACAAAATATGGCTAATAAGTTCTGACCGAGACTGGGACCTATTAATTCATCCAAATGTATCCAGATTCTCGTATGTTACTGGAAAAGAGATTACTTATGACAATTGGCCTGAGCACTATGATTATCCTCTTGATGATCATATCTCTGTCAAGTGTCTTATGGGTGATTCTGGGGATAGTGTTCCTGGTGTCAAGGGGATCGGACCAAAAAAGGCCCAAGCCTTGGTGGAAGAATTTGGATCAACCTATGATATTATCGCTAGTTTGCCAATTTCTAGCAGGTATAAACATATCGCTAATCTTAATGAGTTTGGTGCTGATAACCTTCTTCGTAACTATAAGCTAATGGACTTAGTGTCCCACTGCGACGAGGCGCTAGGCAGAGACAACTGTACTAAAATTGATGAGGTATTATGCACGTATTTAAAGTAAACGCTGAAACTCCAGAGTTTATACCAGTAAGAGCCCATCCTACAGATGCTGGGGCTGATCTTAAATCTAGTGAATTTTACACTTTACTACCAGGTGAGCAGCATATGTATGATACTGGGGTAGCTATTGCAATCCCGGAAGGTTTTGTTGGCTTGGTATTTAATCGATCTAGTCAAGGTAAGCTAGGTATTACTATTCCTAATTCCGTTGGCGTTATAGATAGTGATTACAGAGGCAATATTAAAGTGCTGCTACGCAATGACTCCGATGTGGAGTATAATGTAAGCATTCTAGATCGTATTGCACAGCTAGTATTAGTACCAATAGTAATTCCGGTATTAGAGCAGTATGAGGGCGACCCAGACGATTGGAATGACACGGTGCGTGGTACTGGAGGATTTGGGAGTACAGGACAATGAGC